GCCCAGCAGCAGGCACAGCAGGCGATGATGGCCCAGCAGGGTCAGCCTCCCGCACCGGGCAGCGGCCAGGAGCTGAGCAACGGCGCCCCCGTCACTGACAACTTTGCACCGTCTCCCGCACCATGAGCCTTTCCAAAGAACGCACGGCCGATTTGTTCAGGCGGCTGGCCGGGGAGCCGGCCTTCAGGGAGTGGCTGGACGAGAAGCTGGTCAAGGAAGTGGAGGTCCTGACGTTCAACGTCGAGCCTGCTGCGCTGCACCGCGCACAGGGCAGGGCCCAGTTCATCAAGACGATTAAAGATTTGTTGGTGTAGTTGTAAAAAAGATACACCGTGTTTCCCCGCTGACACATGTTAGTGTGTTAGTATTTCCCCAACCTGCCAAACCGTAAATCGGTACAGGAGTATTTAAATGGCATTGCCACGAAATGTGCAGGCGCAACTTGACGCCGCAGACGCCCTTCTAACTCAGGCTAACCTACCCCCGGTAGAACCTGTTTCCCTAGAAGCTCAGGCCAAGCTGCTCGTCCAGCCACAAGAGCCCGCACCAGCTCCCGCAGTGCAACCGCCGCAGGAATTAGTTGTTCCGCCGGAAGCAACGCCCAAGCCCCCCCGTTCAGAAAACTGGGAGGAGAAGTACAAGGCGATTCAAGGGGTTTTTAACTCCAAGATGCCTGAGCTTCAAGCCAGAAATCGAGACCTGGAACGCGAAAACGCACAGGTTAAGCAAAGGCTCGAAGAAGTACAGAAGGCGCCAACGCAACCCGCAGAGCCGACAAAAACTGCAGCTGACCCCCGAGACGTCGAGAGTTTTGGACAGGATCTGGTCGAGATGGTGCAGCGAGTGACAGGACAAGTCCTGGCCACAGCGGCGCACAAGCTGGAATCCACGGTAGCCAAGTTGGCAAGCGAGGTAGATGCGCTGAAAAGTGAGCTCAAAGGCACTTCTCAAACCATTGCCGTAACCGCTGAGCAGTCGTTTTTCGACCGCCTGACTAAGCTGGTCCCAGACTGGGCAAACATCAACGAGAGCGAAGCCTTTTTGGCCTGGCTGTCAGAGGTGGACCCGGTGTACGGCCTGCCCCGTCAAAGCGCCCTGGATGGCGCTCAGCAGACGCTCAACGCTGACCGAGCCGCTGCGGTGTTCCGTGCTTTTGCGCCGGCCGCATCAGCGCCCGCACCAGCGCCAGCTGCCAACCCCCTCAACAAACAAGTTAGCCCGAGAGCCGTAGCCAGCTCCGCGCCCGGACCGACCGAAAAGCCAACCGTCACGCAGAAACAGGTAACTGACTTCTACAACGACATGGCCCGAGGCCGGTACAGAGGACGCGAAGCTGAAGCCGACGCTCTGGAGGCGGTCATCAATCAGGCCCTTGCAGAGAATCGAGTCAGGTAACAGAAACACCTAACTCCTTTGCACGGGTCACGCAAAGGAGTTAGTCATGGTTTATCCAGTAGCCGCACCGTTCAACACCACACCTGCATACTCAGGTACGTTCATTCCAACCGTCTGGGCTGCCAAGCTGGCTGCCAAGTTTTACGCCGCTTCGGTGTACGGTGACATCGCCAACACTGACTATCAGGGCGAAATCTCAAGCATGGGTGACAAGGTTGTCATCAACACGGCACCAACCATCACAGTAGCTAACTACGTGGCTGGCGGCGGTGTTATTTATCAGGCGCCAACGCCCAATTCGCAAGAGTTGCGGATTGACAAGGGCAAATACTTTGCCTTCCAGATCAACGACGTGCTGGAGTACCAGGCCAAGCCCAAGCTGCTTGACATTTTTTCCACCGATGCAGCCGAGCAGATGCGTATCGCCATTGACTCTCAGGTGGTCTACGGCACTTTTAACCAGTGCGACGCTGCCAACCGGGGAGCCGCCGCGGGCGTGAAGTCCGCGCAGTTCAACCTGGGCACCGACGCAGCCCCCGTGGTGCTGACCGCAGCTAACGTGCTGGCCAAGATTCTGGAGCTGGCTTCGGTTCTGGACGAGCAGAACGTGCCTGCCGAAGGCCGCTGGCTGGTGATTGACCCGCTGACCCGCACACTGCTCTTGCAGTCGAACCTGGCTCAGGCCCAGTTCATGGGTGACGCGACCTCTCCGGTGCGCAACGGCCTGATCGGCTCCATCGACCGCTTCAAGGTGTATGTCAGCAACCAGTTGCCGGTGGGCACCGCTGGAACTGCCACACCGTGGATTTCCGGCGACGGCAGCGAGACGACCACGACCACCACGGGAGCTGTGCTCAAGCGCCGCGCCATCATCGCAGGCCACAAGTCGGCCCTGACGTTTGCGTCCCAGATCACCAAGATGGAGACTGTGCGCAACACGGCCGACTTCGGTGACTTCATCCGGTCGCTGAACGTCTACGGTTTCAAGATGGTTGCCGGCAGAGCCGCTGCTCTCCTGATCGCTGCGTAACGTAAAACCCCAACCAGCTTCGGCTGGTTTACTTTTGGAGTCATTATGGCGAGAGCAAGTTCTTTAGTTGCAGCGGGCATGCACACCACTGCGGCAAATGCGGTTTTCGGTACTGGTCAGAGCACTGGTCAGATAGCTAACGGCACCACGCAGGCAGCTGCAACACCGATTTTGGCGGGTGTCGTCGTCTTTAGCACCGTCGGTGTGGGGGGGTCAGTTGTCTTGCGCAACGAAGGCGCGGCGCGTATGACGGTACTCAACGCAGGCGCCAACATCATGTCGGCGTTCCCACCACTTACCGGCACGATCAACGCGGGTACTGTGAACGCGGCGGTCCCGGTCCCGGTCGGTAGGGTGGCAAGTTTCCTGACCATCGACGGTCTGAACTGGTACGCCACCATTTCTGCGTAAAGCACTAACGCGTTAGTGTAGTAAGATGAGCCCGGCCCAGTGCCGGGCTTTTTTATAGGTGCCCACTGTGAAACCAGTCAGCGACTTTTACCCACGGCTTGCCGCGTACGTTATGGGATGCCCCGAACCCACGATGGCACAGGCCCTGGTGGACGCTTCCATCGCGTTTTGCGACGACAGCATGGCGATCCGCCACCGGCTGGACGCGTTTACAACCTTCCCTGGCGAAGCGTTCTACGGTATGGACGCCCCCGCGCAGCAGACAATCTCTCGCGTACTCGACGTGTGGGTGAACGGCGGGCGCCTGGCAGCCACCGTGGCCGATGAGGTCAACGACGGGAGTTCAAGCCGTGGTAGCCCGAGCACCTTTTACTCACGGCGCAACGACTCGCAGCTGGAGCTGGTGCTATACCCGACACCGGACGCAACGCTCAACGTCACCGCCGAAGTCGCTTTGCGCCCTTTGCGCAGCGCCACCAGCTTGGAAAACGACCTGTTTGACCTCTGGATGGACGCCATCATCACTGGCGCCATGTCCCGCATCTACGCAATCCCTGACCAGCCGTTCAGCAGCCCCAAGCTCGCGCAGGAGAACCTGTTCATGGCGACCCGGCTGTCCAGCAAGGCCCGCGTCGACGCAAGCTACGGCCGCATACGGGGCAGCGGCAGCGTTCGGATGCGGCCTTTCGCGTGACACCAGGACAAGCAAGTGATAAACGATGACCGAAAAATAGAGGTGCGTTTGTTCGGCGCACTGCTTGCAGTCACGCTGGCAAGCCGAATGGTTATCGACGCGCTTTGGATACTGTCACCCCAAACAATTATCAGCAAAGTGGCGCGGCTCTCGGCCTACCCAGAGGCTTTGTCGGGCACCTGGTTTCTAGCTGCCGCGTTGATCGTGCCTTACTTTTTCCTACAAACAATTGGCGTACCCGGAGAGAAGCACAGGCCGGTCGTCAGGCTGGCTTGCCGGGCGCTGATATTGAGCGCCGTTGTTTATGCCTTTCTCGGCTTTGAATCGCGCAACCTGGATTACGAGTACGTGACCGAAGGATTTGTTTTGATGTCTATGCTCAATACCGGAATGGCGGCGGCACTAGCGTACGGTCTAAACGCGGCGCTTAAACGCAAAGAGGAAGCAGCAAAACTACTTGCAGACTCGACACCCGAAGCTGTGGCCGAACAGGAACAAAAAGACATTGAGCACTGCACCGAGGCGGTGGAGCAACAGCGCAAGGAGGACGCGGTGTTATGAAAAACCGACTCACCCGCCATCACGTTGTCGCAAGCCTGATGGCCGTCTGGGCGCTGATGTTTGTACACACCGTCCGCGCCGCAACGCTTAATGAATTTATGGGCGATTACGACCAGTTGTTGTTTCAGTGGGCAGCGGCTACTGCTTTGCTGGGCGGCTGCATCCGCACCATTCTTTCGCTGGAATCCGATAAGCGGGTAATCCGTGACATTGCCTCTACTGCTGCATGGGACGCAGGCAAATCACTGGTTGCTGGAATGTTGGCCTTTGTCATCATTCAGGCATTGCGCTCGGGGGGCTTATTGATACCCAGCGAGATCCGCTTCACGGCGGTTTTAGTTGCCGGTTGGGCGCGCATGGCCGCGTTTGACTGGATGGTGAACGCTGGCCGCGATTGGCTTGAGGCTCGCAAGGTTCAAGTTGTGAATAAGCCCATCGAGGAAAAGGAGCCTCCTAAATGAAGCCAACCCTGACAGAGCAAGACTTCACTGACGCCGCAGCCACCCTTGGGTGCTCGGTGGCTGTCATCAAAGCCGTGTGCCAGGTGGAAGCTCCAAACGGTGGCTTTCTACCAAGTGGTGAGCCCGCTATTCTGTTTGAGCGCCACCAGTTCAGCAAGCGGTCAGGCCGCAAGTTTGATATATCGCACCCCCGTATCAGCAACCCGAAGCCGGGCGGTTACTTGGGCAAGCAAGCAGAGCACACCCGGTTGGCCGAAGCGGTAGCCTTGGACCGTCATGCTGCGCTGGAATCCGCAAGTTGGGGCAAGTTTCAGATCATGGGCTTCAACCATGTGCCAGCAGGCTTTGACAACTTGCAATCGTTTATCACTGCGATGTACGAAAGCGAGGGCCGACAGCTCGAAGCTTTTGTTTCGTTCATTCGGTACGAGGGCTTGGCCGTTTTTTTACGTGATCGCCGGTGGGCTGATTTTGCCCGCCGATACAACGGCGCAGATTTTGCCATCAACAGCTACGACGTAAAGCTGGCAGCGGCTTACAAGGCGCTGACATGATCGCGCTGATTGATCTCTGCATAGCCGTGGTGCTGGTGCTTGCGACGTTCGTGTTTATCCGCGTCTTGATGATTGTCAGCGTCTTATGACAGCCCTGCTTTCGCCGCGTGTGTGGCTAGCCCTTGCGCTGGCCGCTGTGCTGGCGCTGACGCACAGCTTTGCGTATCGGTCGGGCAAGGCAAATGTCCGGGCCGCGTGGGACGCCGAAAAAGTCATTCAACTGAGCGAACAAAAAGAGGCCGACCGTGAGAACAGAAAAATCGACTCTGCACGCACAAACGGCGTCATTGCCGCGCAAAACGCGGCTGTCGTGCGAAACCAGGTGCTTCAAGCTGATGCTGCCAGCGCTGTTGCTGAGCGTAAGCGCTTGCTCGACGCTATCGCCGCCATCCCTGCCCCAGACATGCCCAGCGATGCCGGAAATGCCAGCAATCAGTCAAGCCTTGCCGGAAATCAGCTATTCGCTGCGTGTACAGCAGAGCTTCAAGATTTGGCGCGAGTCGCTGACAACCACGCCTCCGACGTCAAAACCCTGAGAGCCGCGTGGCCGGTGAAGTGATCTGCTTCCAAAAGCGGCCCCACCAAATAAGTCAACGCACTAACATGTTAGTCCGATAGAATAGGGTGATAGGGCCCCACCGCTTCATGTAAAGGTGCGCCTCGCACCAGTAACAATACAAGGCAGTACCGCATGGCAACCGCTCAGTCCCTCGTTCGCCGAGCCACAGACGTACTGATGGACAGCACATCTGTACGCTGGCCCGTACCTGAGCTGGTCCGCTGGCTCAACGACGCCCAGCGCGAGCTGATAATTCTGCGCCCGGACTCAACGAGCCGGACTGCAACGGGGACACTGACCGTCGGAGCACGACAAAGTCTTGACGCAATGGCGTTGAACCCAGCGCCAGCCAAGCTGATTGAGATCACACGCAACCTGGCAGCCACCTCCAACAAAAACGCGGTTCGCCTGGTCCCCAGGAACATGCTGGACGCACAAATGCCTGGCTGGCCCAACACCACGCCGACCATCAACGTGCTGCACTACATGTTCGATGCGCGAGACCCAAAGATATTTTACGTGTACCCGCCAGCCGCTGCCGGAGCCCAGCTGGAGATCACGTATTCATCCGTGCCCACGGACATAGCCGAGCCCGCAGACGGCAGCACTTTCGCCAACGTGGTGGGCACCCTCAGCATCCCGGACATTTACACCAACGCCCTGCTGGACTACGTGCTGTACCGCGCCTACAGCAAGGACTCTGAGTACGCCGGCAACGAAGCGCGGGCCGCGAACCACTACGCAGCATTCACCAACGGCTTGAGCGGCGAGATCAAGGCCACTCTGGCGGTCCAGCCGCAGCTAAAACCCGGCACCAGCGCCGCTTAAATAAACCGTAGGAAGCAACAATGCCCGCACCAACCGTATCCGTCAACT